AGCAGGCGCAGAAAACTTCCATTCGAAAATTCGGGGCCTGGCATGATCCTGGAGGACCCGGAGTACGCCCTGGACCCGGAATGGCGCAGGAAGTACGGCAGCCTGGAGCGGGTGCGGTGGGTGCAGAATCAGCGCAGCGTGGTGGGCGGTGGATGGCCCTGCGTGAACGCGCACGTGACCCCTGACGAAGGGCTACCCGTTGGCACCGGGCGGAAGGCTGGGTATCAGTGGATTGTGCCCATGACGGACGCGGAGCACCGCGAGCACCACGAAGGGGACGTGACATTCCAGCGCAGGCACAACGTCTGCCTGGCGGACTTAGCGAGGGCCACCCAGGCGCGGTGGCTCCGGTACCAGCGAAGGGCGGGCAGCTGATGGCGAAGAAGAACAAGCCACGGAGGCGACACGAACACGACGGCACGACCCCGAAGACGAAGGGGGTGGACCTGACCCTGGATGGTGGCTTCGGGCCCATGCCCACGTACCTGCCCCCGGAGGCAAAGACCTTCTGGAAGAACGCGGTGAAGTGGATGGCGGAGCTGGGCGTGGCCGGTTCGTGCGACAGACTGCACCTGGAGGCGGCGGCCATGATGTGGTACCGGCTGCGCCGGGCGAACAAAGTGCTGGTGAAGGAAGGGCTGTTCCAGAAGAACAAGCGCAGCGGAACGAGCACCCGGCACCCAGCTGCCGTGGAGGCCATCCAGATGACGGAGAAGCTGCGCATGTGGTACGGGGAAGTGGGCTTCACGCCAGCAGCTCGCGCTGCCCTGGGCCAGGGTCGTGTCCCGGAGAAGGGGAAGCCGGACCTGGAAGCGGAAATCTTCGGGAACGGCGGAAAGAAGCCTGACCTGAAGGTGGGCTGATGGCGAAGCGCCGGAAGAAGCTGGCCGCCCCGCAGGACTACACGGTGGCCGCGCGGGACCGTGACTGGACGCTGCCGAAGGACGGCGCCACGGAAACCTGCCTGGGCGTCACGTACACGTACTCCGCTGTGGCAGCTGGCAAGGCGCTGAAGTTCATACAGAAGTGGTGCCGCCACCTGGAAGGGAAGTGGGCGGGCGAAACCCTGGAGCTGGAGCCCTGGCAGGCGTGGCTGGTGGGTTCGCTCTTCGGCTGGCTCAGCCCGGACGGCACGCGCCGGTATCGCAAGTCCCTGACGTTCGTGCCCAGGAAGAACGGGAAAAGCACCCTGGCGGCGGCCATCGCCCTGTACCTGCTGCTGGGTGACCAGGAGCCTGGCGCCCAGGTGTACAGCGCAGCGGGTGACACGGACCAGGCGCGGATTGTCCACCGGGTGGCGGAGCACATGGCCATGTCCGAACCCGTGCTACACAAGCGGCTGCGGTACCGGACCAGGAACCTGTTCTATGACGACATGAACGCCTTCTATCGGGTACTCAGCGCGGACGCCTACACGAAGCACGGACTGAACCCACACGGGGTCATCTTTGACGAGCTGCACACCCAGCCGAATCGCGAGCTGTGGGACGTGCTGGATTCCGCGACCGGCGCCCGTGACCAGTCCCTACAGCTGGCCATCACCACGGCGGGCGTCTACGACCGGGAAAGCATCTGCTGGGAGGTGTACGACTATGCGAAAAAGCTGATAGACGGCACGTACGAAGACCCCACCTTCCTGCCGCTGATCTTCGAAGCTGGCGAGGACGACGACTGGACGGACCCGGAGACGTGGTACAAAGCGAACCCGAACCTGGGCGTGTCGATTCCGGAGGACTACCTGGCCCGCCAGTGCCGGTACGCGCAGCAGGTGCCCGCGGCGGAAAACACGTTCAAACGGCTGCACCTGAACATGTGGACGGAGCAGTCCACCAGGTGGATCCGGAAAGAGTCCTGGGAGAAGTGCCTGGGGGTCGTGACCAGGAAGGCCCTGCACGGTCAGCAGTGTTACGGCGGGCTGGACCTGGCGAGCACGTCCGACATCGCCAGCCTGGTCCTGGTCTTCCCCCGCGAGGACGGGCCGTGGCCGATTATAAACCGGCACTACTGCCCGGAAGTCAGCATCCTGGAGCGGAGCAAGCGGGACAAAGTGCCATACGCCCTGTGGGCCAGGCAGGGGTGGCTGACGAAGACGCCCGGCGAAGTGACGGACTATGACTTCATCCGGCACGACCTGTACGAAATGTTCGAAGACTTCAAACTGATGGGGCTGGCCATTGACCGCTGGAACGCCACCCAGCTGGCTGTGCAGCTCCAGAACGAAGACCTGCCGGTGAAGCTGATGGGCCAGGGGTACGCGAGCATGAACGCCCCGTCCCGCGAATTTGAACGGCGGGTGATTTCGGGCCAGCTGCTTCACCACGCGGATGACCCGGTGCTGACCTGGATGGTGGCGAACGTGGCGCGGAAGATGGACCCGGCTGGTAACATCAAACCGGATAAGAAGGGCAGCAGCGAGCGGGTGGACGGCGTGGTGGCGCTGATTATGGCGCTGGACCAGGCCGTGCGAGGGGAAGGGCCTTCCGTATCCGTGTACGAAAACTCCGGACTGGTGGTGCTATGATGGCGGCGGCAAACGTAATCTTTACGCTGGGCCTGGTTGCTTTCCTGGCTGGCGTGGCGCTGGTAGACTACAGGGCGGCCATGGTAGTGGGCGGGGCAGCCGCCATGGTTTTTGCGGTCCTACTGGCGCGCCGCCTGAACGCCAGGAGCGGTCCACCTGACACACAGGAGTAAAGCAGCCCCGTGATTTCCCTTCTGATGGACCAGCGCGCCGGAGTCAGCCTGGAGGACCCGAACGTCCCCCTGGGACAGTTCACGCTCCTGGAGGTGATGGGGGGCGGCAGCCGCACCTGGTCCGGCAAGCGCGTGAATGGCGAAACCGCAAAGACCATCAGCGGCGTGTACTCCGCGGTGACCACCATTGCGGGATCCGTGGCAGCTCTTCCCATCCGCGTCGTGCAGTACCGCGCCGATGGCGTCACCCGCGACCAGGTGCGGGACCACCCGCTGCACGACCTGCTGAACGTCCAGACGTCCGAAGGCGTCAGCGCGGTGTCCACGAAGGAAGCCATGATGGGCCAGCTGCTCCTGGGCGGGACCACTGTGCTGGACATGCCCAGGCACCCGCGCAGCCAGGACATCGAAGCGCTGCACCTGCTCAACCCGATGCGGTACGACATCGTGAAGGTGCCGTCCGGGCGCACCGGGGTCATGCCGGTGGTGGTGCTGCGTGCGGAGGATGGCAAACCAGCGGCAAAGCTGATGCCGGGCCAGGCACTCCGCATCTGCGGCGTGGGTGGTGACGGCATCACAGGCTGGTCCGTCGTGAAGTATGCGCGCGAGACGTTCGGCAGCGCCCTGGGCCAGGAAGAGTACGGGGCCCGCTTCTTCGAAAACGACGCCACCCCGCGTGGTGTGCTGGAGCACCCGGAGCACCTGAGTCCGGAGGCGAAGGAATCGCTGCGCAGCCACTGGAACGGACTGTACAGCGGGAGCGGGAACGCCCACCGCGTGGCCGTGCTGGAAGAAGGAATGGAATTCAAGCCGGTGCAGCTGAACGCGGAGGACACGCAGTTTATTGAGTCCCGGAAGTTCACCCTGCGCGACGTGGCCCGGTGGTTCAACATCCCCCCGCATAAGATCGCGGACATGGCGGACGCGAAGTGGGCGAACATCGACGCGCAGAACCTGGAATACCTACAGGACACCCTGCTGCCCTGGCTGACCAGGGTGGTGCAGTCCCTGGCGGGGCAGGCCCTGACCGAACGGGAGCGGGTGCAGCAGCGGCTGGGCTTTGAATACGATTTCCGCACCCTGCTGCGTGGTGACGTGGCAGCGCGTGGTGAGTATTTCCAGAAGCGCTTCCTGTCGGCCAGCATCACGCCCAACGAAATCCGCGTGGACGAAGGGGACAACCCGCTGCCCGGCGGGGACGACCTGTACGTGCAGCAGCAGTACATCCCGGTGGACATGGTGGCGGACTTCCACGCAGCCAACATGGCGGCGGGATCCGCACCAGCTCCGGAGCCGCCCCAGGACGACAGCCGCGAGCGCCGCGACATCACGAAGGGCGTGCGGACCATCCGGGAGCAGCGTGCGTTCCAGGACCGCCTGGACCTGCGGGAAGCGTTCCTGCCGGACTTCCTGGACCGTGGCGCGCGCATGGTGCGGGGTGAGCTGCGCGAGGTGAAGAAGCTGGTGGCCCGTCACCTGGACACGGAGGTGGTGGACGCGCCTGGCTTCCGGGAAGCGGTGGGCAGCTACTACACGGACGACTTCCCAGGCTTCGCTGCCACGGTCTTCGGGCCAGGCTTCCGGGCGTACGCTGGAGCCGTTGCCCCACAGGCGGTGGCGGAAACTCCGGACGACGCGAGCGGGCAGGCCCCCACAGCCGAAGAGCTGGGCACGTTCGCGGACGAATACACAGCCGCAGCCGTGAACGGGATGGCAGCCGGGGCCCGTCGTCGCCTTCAGCAGCTCAGCGAAGGGGAAGAGCCCCTGGAGGCCGTGAACGAGCAGCTGGCGCAGTGGAACGGCGAGGATGAAGAAGTGTCTGGCCGTGCGGAGCGGGTGGCGAAGCGCCACGTAAACGAGCTGAACCAGGCCACCAGTGCGCTGGTGTGGACCGCCCTGGCGGTGGCCTTCCTGGTGGCCAGGACCGTGGGCGACAGCTGCCCATACTGCACGGCGTTGGACGGGACGCGGATTGCGCCAGGCGCTGCGTTCTTCGAAGCTGGGGACGAATTTCTGCCGGAAGGCGCGGGCACGGCTCTGACGTTCAGCAGCCGCGTGGGGCATCCGCCGTTCCATCCTGGGTGTGACTGTGTAATCCGACCGGAGGTGTAGGGCCATGTTGACGAAAGAGCTGCGGACGCTGGTGGTGCGGGACCTGGAGGTGCGAGCCCAGGAGGACGGGGACGGATTCGTGGCCCGTGGGCACGCGACAACCTGGGACGACCCGTACGAAGTGTGGGACTTTGAAGAGCAGGTGGACCGTGGTGCGGTCCCGGACAACATCCAGGAGCTGGACGTGTTCGCCTTCTGGTCCCATGACTCCAGCATCCCGCTGGCGCGGACCACGAACGGGACGCTACAGCTGACGAAGGATGACGTGGGCCTGGCGGTGGAATTCCCGCTGCCTGCCAGCCGCGCAGCTGAAGCGGAGGCCATCC